TTTCCAGACCACACCCTATCGGAGAAAGAAATATCTTATAGAGCTGGTCAATTATCAATTATACGCATACTAAAAGAAAAATTAAAAGGAGAATAATTATGTGCGGAGGACTAATTTCAAATTTATTTGGAGGAGGTAGACCTTCTCAACCGACCCCACCAACACCAGCTCCCCCAACTACCCCACCACCCCCAATGCCTGTTCAATCGGCTCCTACAGAGATGCCATCAGCTCCTACTCCAGCTCCTACTGGAGAGGATCAGACTAAGAAAAAGGCAAAAGTTAAAGCTAAGAAAGTTGCTAAGACTGCAGCTAAACAAGGAACCACTCAACTACAGACTAAGAAACCAACATCTGGTGGCTTATCAGGTATAACAACTAAACAAGGTGTAAGTACTGGTGGCGGTTCTACTGGCGGTGGTGGTGGAGGCACATACGGAGGCTAATGAAAAACGCACGGCAAAGATACAACGAGTTATCTAGTCACCGTGAACAGTTCTTAAATGTTGCTTACGAATGTTCGGAACTAACCATACCAACACTGCTTATGCGTAATGAAGGTGATGCTTTATATCAGAGCTTTCAAACACCTTGGCAGTCAGTGGGAGCCAAAGGAGTAACCACCTTGAGTTCAAAGCTCATGCTAGGATTACTCCCTCCCTCTACAAGTTTCTTTAAATTACAGCTAGACGATTCTAAACTGGGTGTAGAGATACCACCCAATGCAAAAAGTGAGTTAGATCTCAGCTTTGCAAAAATAGAACGTATGATTATGGAAAGCATTGCAGCTTCCACAGACAGAGTACAAATCTTTGCTGCCTTGAAACACTTAGTTGTCACAGGTAATGCTTTATTGTTTATGAGTAAAGATGGTATGAAAGTATACCCTCTTAACAGATATGTAGTTGAAAGAGATGGTACTGGTAATGTAATCGAAATAGTAACTAAAGAAAGAGTCAGTAAAAAACTATTAGGTCTACCCGAACTTGAGGAAGAGAATAGTCCTAACGATGACTCTAAAGGTGACTACAAAGGTACTAAAGATGTAGATGTATATACATGTGTTAAGTTATACGATAACGGTTGGCGTTGGCATCAAGAAGCTAAAGATACAATCATACCTGATAGTGTAGGTAAAGCACCCAAAGACAAAAGTCCTTGGCTCCCATTACGTTTTGTAACTGTAGATGGAGAAGATTACGGACGTTCTAGGGTTGAAGAGTTCCTTGGGGACTTGAAATCTTTAGAGGCATTGATGCAAGCTGTCGTTGAAGGTAGTGCCGCAGCAGCTAAAGTTGTGTTTACTGTGTCACCTTCTAGTGTGACTAAACCAGCAGCTCTTGCAAACGCAGGTAATGGTGCTATCATACAAGGTAGACCAGATGATATTGGTGTGGTACAAGTAGGTAAAACTGCCGATTTCCAGACTGCATATCAAATGATTAACACGTTAGAAAAAAGATTAGCTGAGGCTTTTCTAGTCCTAACTGTACGCCAGTCTGAACGTACTACGGCAGAGGAAGTTCGTATGACACAGATGGAACTAGAGAGACAGCTTGGCGGGCTCTTCAGCTTGTTAACTACAGAGTTCCTCATACCCTACCTCAACCGTAAGATGCACACTCTTACTAGATCAAAACAGATACCTAGCATACCTGGAAATCTAGTTAAACCCACTATTGTAGCAGGTGTTAATGCACTTGGAAGAGGACAAGATAGAGAATCATTAATACAATTTATAACTACCATAGCACAGACTATGGGGCCACAGGCTTTACAACAATTTGTAAATGCTGATGAGGCTATTAAACGTCTTGCTGCGGCACAAGGAATTGACATACTCAACCTTGTTAAAACTATGGATGAAAGAAATGCAGAGCAACAACAAGCTATGCAAGCACAGCAGATGCAATCACTTACAGACCAAGCTGGTCAACTCGCTGGTACTCCTTTGATGGATCCTGATAAGAATCCAGAATTAGTTGAGTCATTATCAGCGATAGGAACACAACAACCACCACAATAACTATGGCAGAAACAATCCGCTACGACACTTCCGATGATCCTGTAGCAGCACAAGCAATCGCAGAAAAAGAGGCTGAGTCTCTTAAAATCGGTGAAGAACTTATGGCAAAGCAAGATAAGATGCTTGCTGGTAAGTATAAAAGTGTTGAAGATTTAGAAGCAGCTTACAATGAACTGCAAAAAAAACTAGGTGACAAGCCTACAGAAACAGCTGAAGATACATCAGAACCAGCTACAGAATATGAGTTCTATAGTGATGATGGCTCTGTTAATTATGATACAGCTAATGAAGTATATGGTACAAAATTAGGTGAAACATTCAAAGAAAATGGTATAGACCCATTTGAAATGAATGAGTACTTTGATAACAACAATGGTACTTTATCTGATGAAATGTATGACAAACTTGGTCAAGCTGGTTTAAGTAGACCAATGGTTGAAGCATACTTGAAGGGTCTACGTGGTGAACTAGGATACCCACAAGATGCAGAGCCAGTATTATCAGAGTCTGAAGTTGATGAAGTAAAAGCTGTAGCTGGTGGTTCAGAAGGTTATGATGCCTTAATGGAGTGGGCTGGTAATAACTTATCAAAAGAAGATGCTAAGAACTATGATGATGTTCTAGCCACAGCCAACAAATCAGCTATAAAATTTGCAGTCAAAGCACTTATGGGACAATACGAAGATTCACAGGGAAGAGACTCCCGCATAGTCACTGGTAAAGAGTCATCTACTGAAAACTACAGAAGTATGGCAGAGGTTGTCAGAGACATGAACAAACCAGAATATCAAACTGACGAAGCGTTCAGAGATGATGTTCTAAGAAAACTATCCGCATCAAACTTAAAAGTATAGGAGACACACAATGCCTGGACATTACGGAAAAGGAATGAAAAAAGGTAACGGTAAGAAGATGAACAAAGGTTTATCTAAGTTACCAAAAACAGTACAAAAGAAAATCTTAGGTAACAAGAAGAAGAAGTAATGGCTCGTAAGAAAAGCGTAAGTCTGTCTTTAGGTCGAGGTGAGAAATCCCGCAAGGGTGGGCTTACTGCTAAGGGCAGAGCTAAATATAATCGAGCAACTGGCTCTAACCTCAAGGCTCCACAGCCTGGGGGTGGTGCTCGTAAGCGTTCTTTTTGTGCTCGCATGAAAGGTAACAAAGGGCCAATGAAAGATAAGAAGGGTAGACCTACAAGGAAAGCCCTAGCTTTACGTAGATGGAAATGCTAATGGCTAGACTAAACGGAAAAAACAAAGTTAACTCAGTTAACCAACAAATTGCTGCAGACTTTTTTGGAGTGCCAAAGAATATTAGAGACGCTAACAAGAGATTATCTGGTAAAGGGCCTCATAGTACTAAAGACAAAAAAGATGTTCTGTTATACTACAGCAAGAAAAATAAAAAAGGTAAAGTATAATGGCACACAAGAAAGGTTCTAAGTGTGGCTGTAAACACGGGGGCAAGAAAAAGTAATGGCTAAACTATGCCCCAGAGGAAAAGCGGCTGCTAAAAGAAAGTTCAAAGTTTACCCCTCTGCATACGCTAACGCATACGCTGTTAAGGTATGTAAAGGACAGGTCAAGTCTGGTGGTAAACGTAAAACTGCAAAAGGATATACTAGAGGTAAGAGAAAATGAGTCTAAGACGATGGTTTAAAGAGAAGTGGGTGGACGTAAAAACTGGTAAGCCATGTGGCAGACAGAAAGGCGAAAAGCGTAAAGGCTACCCCGCTTGTCGTCCATCTCGTAGAGTCTCCTCTAAAACACCAAAGACTACTAAAGAGATGTCTAAGGGTGAAAAATCAAGGTTTAGAAAAACCAAAACAAGTTCACGTAGAATTAACTACAACCACAAACGAAGAAAAAAATGACACACCACAACCACGAAGGCGATAAATGGCATGTAGCTGAAGAGCTAAACGGTAGACTAGCTATGCTAGGGTTCGTAATAGCTGTAGGTACATACCTAACAACAGGTCAAATCATACCTGGAATTTTATAATCCACAAACGCCACGTCCGTTCATCCTTCGGGACGCATGACACCAAAGCATGGAACGGGGCTTTGGTATATGGGAGTTTACCATGACAGTAACTTACGTATATCGTGGCGTTGCTTACACCAAAATTATCAAATGAATGACAGAGCAATTTGGTTCAGTATAATTGGATTAGCTATTGTAATGGGGGCTTTAGAATTAAGTCACATTCAAACGCATATGACAGAGAAACGACCAAATTATCATTTACATAAAGTAGTTCGTTAAGCGACACGGGAGGTGCAATGCCTCCCTCTACATTTGGTATGAGCCCTCTAAGGAGGACACCTTATGCCGTCATGACGGTGGGATAGACCACAAGCAGTTTGAGTCTTAGCTGAAACAATTAAGATTCCTATAATTCTAGATCTAGAGACGATACATATAACCTTACAAAATAATGGCACAACAGTCAACAAACAATCCTGCTTCACAAACCTTTCTGGGTAGGATTAACACAGCGACAAACGCAACGAACAACAGAGATTTATATTTAAAGTTGTTCTCAGGTGAGATGTTTACTGGCTTCCAAAGAGAGACAATCGCAAGAGATCTCGTTATGAAGCGTACACTCACAAACGGAAAGAGTCTACAGTTCATCTATACTGGACGTACAAGTGCGGAATACCACACTCCAGGAAACAGTATATTAGGAAACTCTGACAAAACTCCACCTGTAGCAGAAAAAACAATTACAGTCGATGACCTATTAATTAGCTCGGCTTTTGTATATGAGCTAGATGAAACACTAGCACACTATGAGTTGAGGGGCGAAATTTCCAAGAAGATTGGATATGCTCTTGCTCAAAAGTATGATAGATTAATTTTCAGAGCTATTGCTAAAGGAGCTAGACAGGCTTCTCCAGTATCACTCAGCAACTTTGAAGAGCCAGGTGGAACCCAAATTCAAGTTGGTGCAGGTTCTGACGCTGATGATGCTCTTGACGATCAAAAGCTCGTAACAGCTTTCTATGATGCTGCTGCGGCTCTTGACGAAAAAGGAGTTTCTGATGATGGTCGGGTTGCCGTACTTAACCCTAGACAGTACTACGCACTTATACAAGGTGCTGGTTCAAACGGTCTAATTAACAGAGACGTACAAGGTACAGCACTTCAGTCTGGTAACGGAGTAATTGAAATTGCAGGTATCCAAATCTACAAATCAATGAACGTTCCATTCTTCTCTAAGTATGGTACTAAGTATGCACCTTCAAGTGGTGCTTCAGCTGGCACTGACCTTGCTACAATAGACCCTGGCAACACAGGTGATTTTGTATCTGAAGGTATTGAAACAGCTAATACAGCTACAGGCAACAACTACGGAGCTCGTCAGAACTACGGTGCTGCCTCTAACTTTGCAAACACATGCGGGCTAATCTTCCAGAGAGAAGCTGCAGGTGTAGTAGAAACAATCGGGCCACAGGTTCAAGTAACTTCTGGTGATGTTTCTGTTGTTTACCAAGGCGATGTCATCCTAGGACGCATGGCTATGGGAGCAGATTATGTGAACCCAGCAGCTTGTGTAGAATTGTTCGCAGGAACAACTACAAAGCCAGCAGCTTTCTCATAAGTTTTTATTCTATACGGGGGCTCAGTCCCCCTTTTTTATTATGGCAGTAATACCTTACGGAGTGTCTACCGAACTAGATGCTGTAAACTCAATCCTGATGAGCGTTGGAGAAACCCCAGTTAACACATTAACAGTGCAAAGCCCCGAAGTGGCTATAGCACAAAAGACTCTAAGGCAAATCTGCCGTGAGGTACAAGCTGAGGGATGGTCATACAACACAGAGAATGAGTATCCTATTAACACTGATACTAATAATCAAGTTATAGTTCCTAACAATGTTTTACAAATGGATTTAAATATATTCCAACATGGTAAGGACTACAACGTAGTATTACGTAGTGATAATGGTGTAAAAAAAGTGTATGATAAAAAAGGTCATACCTTTACTTTTGAAAATTGTGATAAATTATATTTTGATATGGTGTGGATGATAGATTTTGAAGATCTACCACAACCATTTAAAGATTATATAACCGCTAGAGCTTCCAGAATAGCCTCTAACCGTATGGTAAACAACCCACAGTCATCTAGGTTACTTGAGGCAGATGAAGCCTCTCTAAGAGCCTTAGCACTAGAGTATGAGTGTAAGCAGGAAGATCATAATATATTTAATGATTTTCAATATCAACAAGATGCTAACACAGTATACAGACCATTTAAAGTATTAAGAAGAATGTAATGGCACAAATTAATCAACGTATCCCAAACTTTCTAGGGGGTGTATCACAACAGCCAGATAAAATAAAATTTCCAGGACAGTTAAGGGTATGTGATAATGCCGTTCCAGATATAACATTTGGTCTTAAAAAACGTCCTCCTGCAGAGTTTGTTGGAAACCTTACTAATGCTACATCATCTGGTCATTGGTATGAGATATTACGAGATGGAGACGAAAAATATATAGTACAAATCACACCATCTAACAGTGGTGGCATGCCTATAAGAGTATGGGACTTAGCTGATGGTACTGAAAAATCTCTGACAAATTCTAGCGGAGATTCTTTATTTAGTTATTTATCTGGAGCTACATCACCATATGCAGTTACCACAATTCAAGACTACACACTTATAGCTAACCCTAATAAAGTTGTGGGTACTACAGGTAATACATTTACAGCAATTCATGGAGGAGACTATTCATATGCTAGGTTGGATACTGTTGCTTACAATACTGAATATATTTTATATAGTGGTACAGCTCCCACACCCAATACTTACTTCAGGGTTACTTCTGTAAAAGTAGATGTCAGAGAACTTGTAAGTGAAATCACTGTAACTAATCAAGGTGATGGTTACACTGGAGGAGCACCAAGCGTTACTATTAGTGGTGGTGGAGGAACTGGAGCTACAGCTAAAGCTATTGTTGAAGATAACAAAGTTGTTAGATTTGAAGTAACTGATGCGGGAAGTGGTTATACCTCAGTTCCTACTCTTCAAGTTGGTGCACCAGCAACTGGTACTAATACTGCTTCTGGTACAGTTGTTATAGGATCTGGAGCTACATGGAATAGTGGAAATGAAAACCAAGGTAAGTCTGGTACTTTAACTTGGTCATTTTCTGGAGGTACTGCTGTAGATACTACAGGTGCTCAAGTAGGTGGTGTAAATATTACAGACAATATTGAAGGAAGTTTACAAGTAAATGGACAAAGTTATATTGCTAATAATATAGAAAACTTTGATGGTTCTAACTTTCTTGGATATACACAAAACTATGATGTACGGTATACAGCTACTGTAACTTTACAGGATGGCGGTTTAATTAGATCAACTAATAAAACAACTGCCGAAGGTATGTTTATTGATGTGACTATTGAAGGTGTAGAATATCGTGTATCAGTTGAAGCAGTAGAACCAGTAACTACATATAGAGATGTATCTAATATAGGTTATTTTAAATCACCTAAAAACCCAGACAATGGTACTCTTAGTATGGCTACTATTCTTAATGGGTTAGCATCTTCTGTAAATAGTAATCTTGCTAATGTTACTGCAGAGGTCATAGGTAGTGGTTTATTTATGAATGGTTCTGCCGCAGATGGTGTAAACTTTCTTGGTGGTGCAGTAAACGAAAACATGAGTGTTATAGGTCAAAAAGCACAAGATATTAGTAGACTACCTGCTATGAATAAAGAAGGGTATGTTGCACAAATATCAAATGCTTCTGACTTAGATACAGATGACTACTACGTAAAGTTTGAAGCTAACAATGGTGTATCTGGTGCTGGTAGTTATAACGAGTGTGTTAGACCTCATAACTTTGATGGTTCTGGTAATGACCCTATGGTGTTAGGTTTAGACCCCGCAACAATGCCACATGCTTTAATAAACAATCGTGACGGTACATTTACTTTTACTAAGTTAGATGAAGCTAGTAAGGGTAGTACTGAAAACTACTGGAAAAACAGAGAGGTAGGTGATGATACATCTAACCCATTTCCTACTTTTGTTGGTAATACCATACAAGAAATGTTTTTTCACAGAAACAGATTAGGTATGATTTCTGGCGAACAGATTGTGATGGGTAAACCTGGGCAATACTTTGATTTCTTTATAGTGTCTGCTATAACTACCAGTGACGACAACCCTATAGACATAACTGTATCTGATGTAAAACCTGCATTTATTAACCATATTCTACCTATACAAAGAGGTATGATGATGTTTAGTGATAATGGTCAATTTATGTTATTTACAGAGTCAGATATATTTAGTCCAAAAACAGTCAGATTGAAAAAAATATCTAGTTATGAGTGTGATGCAACTATACAACCTGTAGATCTTGGTACATCCGTACTATTTACATCTAATGTATCTGCGTATGCTAGAGCGTTTGAGGCTACTATACTAGATGACTCTACACCTCCTAACATACTAGAACAAACAAGAGTTGTACCAGAGTTTTTACCAAAAGATATAACTAAATCTGCAAACTCTGCAGCAATAGGTATTACTACTTATGGTAAAAAAGGTGATAGTACAGTATATCATTACAAATATTACAATACTGGACAACAACGTGAGCAATCAGCTTGGTATAGTTGGACTTTAACAGGAACTATGCAACACATGTTATATACAGGTGGTAGTTTCTTTACTGTTACACTACATGATGGTAGTTATAAACTATGTAGACATGAATATGTTGCCGATGCTGATTCAACTAGAGCTTATGTATTAGGTGGTACAACATCTGATGTTGGTTCACCACTAAAAACTGCAAGACAGTTTGAAGCACATTTAGATAATATGACTATAGCTACAAACGTAGCTGGGTCAGCTCAAACAACTACAGCTCCAGAAAAAACTGTACTACGTATACCATATGTACCTGCAAACACTACTAATTTAGTTATGGTAGGGTTGTCTGGAAATGACAGTGATGGTAATTCTATTGCTGGTACAGTCAGACAGGCTGATGCTGTAGGTTCTGTTACTATATCTGGAGTTGTGCATGGCACAGTTACTTTTAACAATATCAATTTAAGTAGTTCAGCAAAAATAGCTGTAGGTTATAAGTACACAAGTATTATTGAACTACCTACATATTACTTCAACGTAGGTAATAATGCTTATGATACAGAGGGTGAACTACGTATATCTGGTATAACTTTTGAATTAGGTGTAGGTGGCCCTATGGAGTTTCATCTTACATCACCATTTGAATATGTAGATGCTAGTGGTAATGTTACTAAAGATATAGATGATTATGTGCAATTTGAGTCTGGTATGTTTACTAACTCAAGTGTATTTGATAAACCACCTGCAGATTTAGCACGTAGAGTTAGAGTACCTATACAAAGAAAGAACGAAAAATATACATTACAAATACAAGTACCAGACCCATTTTCTACCGCCATAATCTCAGGAAGCTGGGACGGTAATTACTCAAACAAACGACATGTACGAAGGTAAGTATATTCAGACTTGCACACCAGAGTTAGCTCTAAGTGTAGGTCTGAACTTACGCTATGAAGATAGACGTGAGATAGAACAAACTACAGGTTTATGTGCAGAGGCTGCTATTATAGAGTCTTATTACAATTCAGCATATTCCGTGTTTTTTAAGGTTCCCAACGGCAAGGCTGCTGGAGTGGCGGGTGTAACCCCGCACAATATAATATGGATGTTATGTACTGATGCCAGCACAGAGTATCCTCATACATTTGTAAAGGAAGCAAAACGCTGGATAAACAGTTTACTCAATCCTTATTTATGTAACCAAGCAGATATGCGGAACGATGCACATATAAAATTACTTAAACTTTTAGGTTTTACTTTTGTAAATTATTATGTCTACAACAATGTCCCTCTTATACAATTTATAAAACCATGTGTGCAGTCACATTAGGAGTTATAGCAGGTATTGGTACAGCTGTCACTGGTATTGCAGAACAGAATAGAAAACATCGAGCACAAGTCGATGCAGTCAATCGTAGCAACCAAATAGCTAGACAAAAGTACTTAAACGATATAACTATCTCAGCCTACAACGATCAACGTAAAGGTGAAGTATTTACAGCTCAGTTAAAAGCTGATGCTGCCTCTCGTCAGGCTTTCTTTAGACAGAGAGAAATAAATCAAATAGAAGCTAATAGAGCTGGTGAAACTGCTCAACAAGAACTAAGAGAAAAAGTAACTGAAGCTATGTTTAAGAGTCAAGAAAACTTAGCTAAATCAATACAAGCTCAAGGTACAGTATTAGCAAGTGGAGCTCAATCTGGTCAATCACTGGGTATGATGTTAGATGATGCCGAAAGAACAATGGGTATGCAAGAAGCACAATTAAATGCAACTGTATTTGATGCTACTAAATCCTACGGTCTTAAACAGTTTGGTGTCAACCTCGATCAATACTCTGCAGATACTACAGCTTTCAACAACATATCTACATCTGCTGCTGTCGCACCTACTGCATCATTTAAAACTATACGTCCAATCAAACAAAATCCTCCATCAAAACCATCTATACTTGGGCCACTACTTAGTGGATTTAGTGCAGGTGTATCAGTATATGGTGGACTCAAAGATTAATTAAAATGGCATACAACAGACAAACAAGTTTTTCTCCATTTTCTTCCAAAAGAAATGTCTCTACTAAAGAGGCAAAAGATCAGGCAACTTTAGCTAAGGCTTTAGAAAGTCAAAGGAAGCAAAGTGTAAAAGAATTTGCGGGGGCAAGCTCCCAACAAATAGAAGAGTTAAGTAGAATAGATAGAATAGCAAGACAAAAAGATGAGTATGAAATTCAAAACTTAGCACGTTTTAGCCAGTCATTAAACTCAGCTTTACAAACAGGTGCGAAAGTGCTTGGTAAACAATATATTGAAGGTCAAAAAGAAAAAGGTGCAGATGCATTTGCTAATGACCCTTTCGACCCTCTTTCTATAGAACAAGAAATCAGTACTTTAAGAGATAAGAACCTTACAATTATTGATGAGATTGAAAAATCAGAAAACGAAAAAAGGATTCTTGATTTAGAAGAAAAAATAAAACTTCATGAATCCCGTATGAAAAGGGGTAACTGGGGTATAGGTTACACTAAAGCATATTTAGCAGAAGTAGGTAATGGTTTTCTTCCTCATCTTAATGCAACAGTATCAGGTGACGATAGTTACTTTAAAGAACCAGACGTAGATCCAATAACTTTAGAGCCTATTGAAGGTACTGGTATTAGGTTTAGTGAGTATTATGCACAAGACCTTGAAACTAAAAAGAAAATGGATCAAGCCATTTTTTCAGCATATAAAGAAAAACATGGTTTAGATGGTATAAATGCAAAATACTTAAATAAATATTTAAATGAACCTGCTGCTGAAATACTTAATAAATGGGCTGCTAACGAATTAAATAAGTCAATCATACAAAATGCCGAAGAAGAATTAAATGGTTTTAGTCGTGATATAACTGGACTTATTAGTGAATTTAAGTTTACAGAAATTCCTAAAATTGTAACAGATGAAAATGCTCCAGGTTATAAAGAATATCAAGATTATTTAAAACTTAGAACGGCTATTGAAAATAATATACAACACTTTTTAAATCATGTACCAACATCTTTTAATAATAGAGGTGTACCCGAAGGTAAAACAGCTAACTCTGCTACCTCTGACTTATTGAGAAGTAGTTTAATTGATGCTTTAGTAGACATACCTAACGCAGTTACTAGAGACACTTTAATTGACATCATACTAGGAGACAAAGAATCTGGTATTGAAGCAATGACTTTTAGAACTTCTATAGGTGTAAAACCTTTGACAGAATTTAACCAGTTTAACAAAGATGATATTATTGCAGCTATAAATAAACAAATTAGTGATGAGTTTAGACAAACTAGAGACAATGAGCAACTAACCATTGAGTCTGACTTTCGTAAAGCTATTTCAGAGTATAATAGCACTGGAGATATAGTAGCTTTAAATGAAGCATATCTGACAGTAAAAAATAATGACTTTTACATTCCAAATACTAACTTTGGTAATAAAATGGATGGTCTATATAATGGTGCATTAACTTCTAAAGGTACACAGTTAGATACTACAGAATCTGAAAAAGAAGTTGCAAATTTACAAAAAGCTGGTTATACAATTATACCTATGAGAGTTGCTGTAGACAAGGGTATAAATATAGCTACTATTAAAAAGTATCAAGAAACAGGTATTATACAAAAACCAGGTCAAGAAATTTATCTAGAAACTAATAGAGATGTAGTTGCGGGTTATAGTCAAAAAATTACAGCTGCATTTTTAGAAGAAGCTACAGGTGGTTATTCTAACAGTAAAGATTATATTGTAAGTAATTCTTTATACGTCAAAGCTGCTGAAGAGTTGTCAGTTAATGAGTTGTTAATTAGAAGTAATGTTCTAATGAATGACCCTACTTGGAAAGCTAAATATGCTAATATTACAGATATAGAAGAGTTACGTGGTCTTGCATTAGCAGATGCTTATAACGAGATTATACAAATTATACCTCAGTTAAAAAACGAACAGATAATGGAAACTCATTGGCTTGGTAAACAGAGTCAGAGTGGTCGTGATTATAGATTACAATTATTAGATGGTGATTCTGGTTTAACTGATTTTGTAAATCAATCAGCTTGGCTACCAACTGTAGACACAAAAATAGACGATAATGCACAAAAATTATCAGACCATGTTGTAGCACATTTAAATAAAGAAGATTTTGGAAGTGTACTTGACGGTGACATTCTAAGTAGCTATAATATAGATGTAGAAACTAAAACAAAGATTCTTAACCCTGAAATGGTAACTATTAATGGTGTAGATGTATATAATGCATTTCCAGAGTTTGCAGTAAAAGCTGCATCTGAGGATGCTACAGGAGTTAGTGCACTACAGATATGGAACGCTGAAAGGGATACTATGGGTTTAGAAGAAATAACAATAGATCAGTTAGCTCCTCATCTACAAAAAGTTGCACAAGTTGAGAATTTATTAACCAGAGATGATAAGATCGAAATACAAAACGGTCATGTAGAAGATGTACTTGATAGAAATGGTTTAATATCTATATCATACTTAACTAATGCTTTTAAGAATGAGTTTAATGAAGGTAACTTTACCATAGATGGTACGGCAGTTAAAAAATATGCCGAAGATTTAGGTATAGAATACAGTTTTCTATATAACAAAGATGGTTCTATAAATCCAGATGCTGAAGTATTATGGGATAATATTATTAGACATCATAGTAATATTTTAATTTCTGAAGCAACTAAAGATGTAGATAACAAACAAATAGCATTACAAAATTTCTATGCACTCGCAAGTGGTGAAAACAAAAACCGTTGGAAAAACGACATAAAGTTTGAAGCTAAAGGTGTTGATTTTTTTGCAGATTACAATAATAATGGTGCAAAATTAAGTAATTATGAAGTAGCTTATGACATTATGTCTGATAAAGAGCTTGAAATAGATTTAAAAAAGTTTAAAGAATTTAACGGTAAAAATTTTAAATTATCTGAGCTTTCTAATGTTGTTGATGCTGCAGGAACAAAACTTGCTGAGGTAGAACAAGACACATTTAATAAAATAGAAAGCGAACAAGGGTTTGAAGCAGCTTACGATTATGCTACTAGAAACTTTAAGATTAACACTGTTGATAATCTTCAAACAGAACTAGAAGAACTAAGAAACGATACAGAGGGTGTTGACTTTAGCACTAGAAGTAGACAGAATTATACAACAGCTTCTTATAATCAATATCAAAGTAATTTAAGTAAAAAACAATCACAAATTAATATTGTTTCATTACTATCTGGTGGTCAAGGTGACATAAGCTGGGGACTACAACAATCTATAGAGTCTCGTAGAGAATCTACAAACTACTTAACTTGGATTTTAGGTGGTGGCTCAAAAATATTCCCACCAACATGGACAGAAGATTACAGGGTTGTATCAGATATTATCAATGTTATCGGTCAAAAAGAATGGAACGCATTAAAGAAACAAGCAGCTATAAACGCTAAGATAGCAGCACCCCCAGAGTCTTTCCAAATGAAATTTGTACCTGGATTTATTAAAGAAGGTATAGAAGATAAATTTGTAGATGAAGTATACAAACTATTAATTATGCGTCCAGAATTTTACATAGGAGAGTTTAAAGAATGAACGAAGATGATTTAACTTTAGCTACAGAACTCACCAACAATCTTGAGACTGCAGAAGATGAGTTTGTAGGTTATGTTGGAGGGCAAGATGCTGCCCGCTCACAAAATAAAATAGATGCTACTAATCAACAACTAATTACACCCGAACAACAATTAGCAGCAAAACAACAAGAAGAAAGAGCTGCTAAAAGTCAAGGGTTTGTACCAGACAATCCTTTACAGTTTTTATCAGAAACTGGTAAGGCTATAGTTGGTGGTGGTGCTGATGCTATAGATAGTGTAGGTAGTTTTCTTGACTTATCTGGTGACACTCTTAAAACTGGTCTTAATAAGATTATGGGTGTTGAAGATAATAAGAACAATCCATTTAGTAAACAGTATGAATCTGGTGCATGGTGGGATCTAGATGATAACACTGTACCAGAAAACAACTCTGGTTATGGTAACTTACTTAGAGGTCTAGTAGAGTTTGGTTTACTGTCAACTGTCACAGGCGGTATAGGCGGTAAGATTGCAGCTACTACTGGTTTAGCTAAAGCAGGTACTAGATTAGGTACAGCCTTGTACAAAGGGTCTAGAGCTGCAGGTATAGGTAAGTTTGGATCTAGAACAATTAACTATGTATCTAAAATCCCAAGTGTAGCAGCTCAAGGTACCATAGCAGATGCTATTATGCAAAGCTCTGAAACAGCTAACATTGCAAACCTTGTTAACGAACATGCACCATTTATACCTTTTGCAGAAGCATTAGCTGTAGATCCAGAAAAAGATACTGTTTGGATTTCTCGTATTAAGTCAGTAACAGCTGGTGCTGGTATGAATGTACTAGGTCACTTTTTAGGTGGTTTTGTAAGAAGCACATGGAAAGCACATAAGGCTGTACGAGGTGGTATGTCTGTAGATGAGGCTAACGCTAAGTTTACTCAAGAACAAAAGAAAGCTCATCAAGTATCAGTAGCAAAAGATATTATAGCTGCAGGTGAAATGAGAGCTTTGAGTAAGGCAGATAAACGTGGTATGCTAGGTAGAGACTTTAGATTAGAGTATAATGAAAAACATCTACTAGATGAAGATTTTGAGATGTATACTCTACTAAGAAAGGGTGAGCAACCTGATGAAACATATATGAGAGCATTAGAAGCTAAACACCCTACTTTAGATTTTGGTCAAATGTCTGAGCCAGCTATACGTGAAATGGCACTCAATGACTTAGATGACTTAGCTAACAGAATAGGTCAACGTGCAGGTGATAGATGGGATCCAGAGTTTAAGGCAGGTCTAGAACAGTTATCAGATCTAGCAGCCTATGGCCCAGATAACTGGGTTGACTATATGAAACACAGAGATGTAGAAAAGTCAACGTGGCGACCCTTTGGTGAAGGCAGTCCTGCAGAAAACTTAGAACGTAACTTACAGGAAACATTCTTCCAAATGAAGAACATAGATGGTGTACCTGCAAGTAATAGTCAACTAACTACAGAAGCTGCATTTAAGAAACTAAGTAGAGGCGATGTAAAAGTACAGGAATATCTAAAAGAAATAGTCGAAGATTTAACAGGAAAAATTTTTCAAGAAGGCGGGGCACTAGACAAGTTAGGTCGTAAGATGTCTAGGCAACAAATTACTAATATTATTCTTAGACAAACAGACGATTTACATGGTATTTTAGCTGAAGGTGGTAAAGATGTAGCAGATAATATGAGACGTTATCTGACACAAAACAAGCAGAATAGAATCATTTGGATGCACGATGGAGATGCGATAGTGACAATGACAGCCCCGCAAAAGGCTGCATCACAACTATTAGTGTACACCCTAGCAAAACAAATTGAGTCTGTAGCTACTGCAGCTGAGACTTTATCTAGATCTACTAAGCATGGTGACATATCACGTCAGTTAGATCAAATGTATGATATGGTAAACGTCATACTTTTAGAGCAAAAAAAATTAGCGTACATGAGTGGTAACACACTACTACAACAAAGAAACTTTGTGTTAGATGATTATGTTACTAAGAATGTAAACGATGGTATAGAAAAAATTATAAGTGACCAAGCACAGTATAACCAATATTTACGTAAAATTACTAGAGAGATGGGGCCACGTAAAGCTGCAGATCTTATAGAAATGCACAGATTAAGTGGTGGTGTAGTAACACGTTTAGAACATATCCATGAGTATCTAGAACGCTATGCTATGAACCCATTTAAACCAAGTAGTATTAAGTTACGTAAACTTGGAACTCGTGTAAATGGTGAATATATAACACCTAGATTTATGAAAGAGTTAAGTTCTGTATACTATAACTCTCTACTAAGTGCTATCACAACCCCAGTCAAAGCTATTTTTAGTACAAACCTTATAGCAACACTACGTCCATTTATGGCATTTATTGGAGCTACCACTTCATTTAACAAGAATGAGGCATTGATTGCACTAACACAAATGCACGGACTTATGGGTGCATACGCTGAAGGTTTACAAATGTTTATGCACAACTGGAAACTAGGTGTAAACAGACAACCACAAACATATACTGCTAAATTTAACTTAGAAGCAGATTTACAGAAGTTTAATGCATTAGAAAAATACTATAATGCCTACGGAAAACCAGGTGATAAGGCTGCATATATGGCATTAAAAGGTTTAGTTGATTTTAACACTAGCCCTTTTGCTAGATATAGTGTAAACCTTATGGGATCTGGAGACGCTGCTGCTAGAACTATTATAGGTCGTCTAGAAATGCGTCAAAGAGCTGCTCGTAAAGCTATAGAAGAAGGTAAAACAGGTATCTTTGATATGGTTGAGTATGCTAAGAAGTATGAAGATAAATTTAGAGATGATATATTTATTGTTGATAATAATAGATATGTAGTATCAGATAAAGCTGCTGAAATGGCAGGTAATGAAGCTGCACTTACTACAGCACTACCTCCAAATCTAAAGGTATTTGAAACATTACAGAATATTCCAGGCGGTCAGTTTTTCTTTCCATTTGTTAAAACAAGTATAAATGCTTTACGTTTAACATTTGCACATACAGAGCTAGAAAGGTTTACTAAAAGGTTTGATGACATTATGAAAGGTGAAAACCTTGCACAATATGGTATTAGACCACAAGATCTACCACAAGCACAGGCTATGATGAGAGGTCGTATGACCACTGGTAATGCTTTGATGGGTCTAACTGTCTATCTAGCACTAAATGGTAAAGTTACTGGAGATTTACCGTTTGATAGAGAAACTAGAGAGCAATGGAGATCTAATCAGATACAACCTAACTCATTTAAGTTTGGTACTGATGAAAAACCAGTGTATGTATCCTATAGAACTCTAGAACCTTTTAACACACTGTTTTCTCTTAGTGCTAACTTTGCAACTAATCAACATTTACTAGGTGAAGATGAAAGAGATCAGATGACACAAAAGATTGCGTTTATGTTTGGTTCTATTCTTGTTGATAAGTCCATGCTTGCGGGTGTTGATGACTTAATTACACTAATGAACGCTGATAGTTCAGGAGCACAGATTACTAACGTACTAGCAGGTTTAGGTAGATCTAGTTTACCTTACCGTTCTTTGTTATCATCTTTAGGTGATATGATGCAAGCCCATCAAGTAGAGGCAAATACCTTTGCTGAGTTGTTATTTAAACGTGATGCGGGTCTAAAAAACTCTTTACCAGCTAAATATGACATACTATCTAAGGATAGGTCTGGTAAAAAGTTCATACCTAATGCAAACTTTCCTTGGTTACGTATATTTAATGCAGTTAGCCCTGTAGCAATAAACATGGCTGAAGGTGATCCTGTTAAACAGGCACTAATGGACATTAATTTTAACCTACCAGATGAGGTTACTCAGTATAATGGTCTACCTTTAACAAGTTTTGAAAGGTCAGAGCTTCAAAGATTTATGTCTATGGATGTAACCTTTAGAAATGACTTAGAAAAATTGATTAATAACTCTCAATTTAAAGCACAAGTACAAGATTATAAAGATAGAGGTTTACTTAATAGAGATGGTGCTAGAATTAGTGATACACCTTTCTATAATGCAGTAAGAAAAATATTTAATAGAGCTAAAGAAAGAGCTATTAAACAACTTAGGTATGAGTATCCAGACTTAGATCAAAGATTAGCAGTATCTAAAGCTCAAAAATCTTTAACAAAAGAAGGTAATTTTAATACAGTAGAATATTTAATAAACAAATTTCCAAAATAACATTGATTATCAATGGCAGTTACAACTAAAAAACTTTTCTCTGCCACGACTAATGCAACTACAACTGTATTTAGTCCTGTCGGAATACAACTGAATAACCAAGATGATCTAGATGTTTATGTCACATTGTCGGGTGGTACTAGAGTGCTACAGCTACGCCAGTCTACTGGTAGTACTGCAGACTCTACTCACCCACAGGTGAACAACACAGACGGATTATACTTTCCTGCCGTTACAGCGGGTACAACTTTATACAACTACACGCTTTCCACTGATAACAATACAATTACGTTCAACTCTGCCCTACCGCAAGGTGCAGTAGTATTCTGTGAGCGTAGGACAAGAGATGCAGACAGTTCATATACAACTTTTGCAAGTGGTAGTACTATAAGAGCCACAGATCTTAATAACTCCTCTACTGAGTCTAACTTTACAGCACAAGACGGTAGAAACAAAGCACTAACTATTGAAGGTGTTTTGTTTAGAGGAGATCAACCTAGTACAAACTTTATTACAAGTGACCATATTGTTGCTGGTACTATTGTAGAAAATGATATATCTGATAATTCAGTTACTGCAAACAAGATACCTGATGATACAATAAACTCTCAACATTATGCAGCGGGTTCGATTGATTTAGAGCACATGTCTGCTAATTCTGTAGACAGCGATCAGTATGTAGATGGTTCTATTGAGCACGTTCATTTAGCTAATGATATAATTGATGGAGATAACATTCAAGATGATGTTATAAATTCTGAACATTATGTTGCTGGTAGTATTGATACTGAACATATAGCTAACGATCAAGTTACTTATGAAAAAATACAAGATGTTTCAGCTACTAACAGAGTATTAGGTAGAGATTCATCTGGTGCTGGTGTTATAGAAGAAATAACTCCAAGTGCTTTACGTACAATGATTAACGTAGAGGATGGTGCTACAGCTGACCAAACTAATGCAGAAATTAAAACTGCATATGAAGCTAACGCTAATACTAATGAATTTTCAGACGCTGAACAAACTAAATTAGCGGGTATAGAAACTGGAGCTACGGCAGACCAGACCAATGCAGAAATCAAAACAGCATACGAAGCTAATGCCAATACTAACGAGTTTACTGATGCAGAGAAAACAAAACTTGCTAACTTAGGTTCTTTAAACTCTTTATCAGATGTAAATACCTCTGGTGTAGCTGACGGTAAAATACTTAAATATGATGCCTCTGCATCTGAATTTATTATTGCCGATGATAGTGGTGGAGCTGGCGGAGGTAGTTCTACATTTACAGGATTAAGTGATACTCCAGCTAACTACGGTGGTGCTGCTAATAAAACTTTAAAAATTAATTCCGCTGGTAATGCAGTTGAGTTTGTTACTGTAACAACTTCATTTGCTGGTCTTACAGACACACCAGCAAACTTTACAGGTGGAGCTGGAAAAGTTGTTAAGGTTAATAGTAATGCTGATGGCTTAGAGTTTGTTGCTACAGGTATTGTTTCTGCTGACACAGACCCAGAACTTAGTTCGGGATTAGATGTAAAAACATACGAAATCAATACAAGCACAACCAACGGAAATGTTAAGTTATCACCTAACGGAACAGGTGCTATAGAAATTAGAGGTGCTGGCGGTAATGATGGTACATTACAACTTAATTGTTCAGCTAACACTCACGGTGTTAAAATAAAATCACCAGCTCACAGTGCTGGAGCAAGTTATACTCTTACTCTTCCAGATAATGATGGAACTAATGGTCAAGCATTAAAAACTGATGGTAGTGGTGCTTTAAGTTTTGGTAATGTTGTAACATCACAAACTGAAATTATTAGTCTTTATGACCAAAGTGGTACTCCAGTACAAAGATTTTTGGCTGATACGGAAGGTGTAACAGTTCAAGGAACATCTGGTGCTGTTAGTAAGTTGATGTTTAGAGATAGAACAACAGCTTATAAAGTAAAATTTAAACCTGTAGATACATTATCTGGTAATGTTGAATTTACTTTACCTTCTGCTGATGGTACTAACGGACAATTCCTAAAAACTGATGGTAGTGGTGTTTTAAGTTTTGGAACAATAGATTTAACTAATTTAAGTGCATCTAATTTAACATCTGGAACTATACCTGACGATAGATTCCCTGCAACTTTACCTACTGCAAGTGCTGCTAACTTAACTTATATTCCTGCGGCAAATATTAATGGTACATTACCAGCCCTTAATGCTAGCAGTTTAACTAATTTAACAGCAGCTAATTTACAAGGTGCATTACCAGCTATTGATGGTTCTTCCTTAACAGGAATAGACCCAACAGTAGCAAACGGTTGTATATATGAAAATAATAAAACCATAACATCAAACTTTACAACAAGCACTACTAAAAACTCAATGAGTGCTGGCCCTATTACTGTCGATACTGGGGTAACATTAACTATACCTTCGGGTAGTACATACACAATAGTATAATTATGCCAATAACATTTCACGGAGATGGCACTATAACAGGAGTTGCTGTCGGTGGTTTGCCAGATGGTGTAGTAGACAGTGATACGCTCGCTGCTAATGCAGTATCTACAGCAAAGATTGCTGATTTAGCAATATCTACAGGCAAAATTGCCAATAATGCAGTAACAAGTGCAAAATCTACAATTACAGAAGGTAGTATAGTCCAAGCTGTAAAAACTGTAATTACAGGCCCTTCAAGTAAAGTTATGAGTACTGGATATAGCAATGTGTCTGGTTATGAAATAACAATTACTCCTACTTCATCAAGTAATCATATTTATTTATTTGGACATATAAATATGGAAAGTCACCAACAATATTGTTCATTAAAATTTAGCAGATTTATAGGTGGTACTGAAAGTACTCCTTCTGGATTTGTTGGGACTTCATTACAATCTAACCAAACTCCAGGCTGGTCTGGTAACTTATATAGGGCTGGAAACCATGATAGCTATGGTAACACAAACCAACCTTTTCATATGGTTGACACAGATCATGGTACAACAGCTGCAATAACATATAAATTACAAGTTATGGATACAGGTGGAGGTTATACCATTACCTTTAATAGAGGTCATACAGATCAAGCCTATAACTATTGTATGAGAGCAATATCAACAATTATAGCAATGGAGGTAGCAGTATGACATTAAAATTAAATGGTTCATCAGCTGGTTCAGTATCTTTAAATGCTCCAGCTTCAACAACAGGTGGTGCAGATATAGAGTTTAAACTACCTGTAGTTGACGGTAGCAGTAATCAATTTATGAAAACTGACGGGTCAGGAAATTTATCTTTTGGCACTGTCGATACAAGTATTGCTGACGGTTCGATTAC